TTTACCAGGCGTTAATTAAAAAGAAGGATTATACATTAAGACATTTTAAGAAGAACAACCAATGAAAGAAACATTAAGATTTATATTAGCAATGACAATAATAACCGTTATATCCTTAGTGGTAGCTAATTGTGTAGGGACGCAAATTGCGACCTTATAAGTAAACAGATTTGTTTACTAATATCAAGTAAAGTAAACAGAATAGTTGACTTAGCACCTAAATAGCCTTAGCTTGATACCTTTTTAAAATTTATACATTGTTAATACAAAACTATTTATTGACACCAAATGAGGTTTAGTGACGAAATATAGATACCCTACAAGGTATAAAACAACCTTAATTGGATTAATAATACCCAAGAGGGTATAATGTTAAAAAGGGCAGAACGATATGTGAATATAATCACTTATAGTTATAACTTTATTTATCAACATAAAAACGTGAAATAAACGATATAATGTAAAGAAAAATCAATTATCTTAACTAATAAACTACCTTTGTAAAGAAAACTTAATTATGAACGCAGAATATAAAGCAGAAGAGTTAGTAGATAAATTCTCTGACTATAACGAATCGAATACATTAGAAGAGATAGAGAGCATTATTAAGATTGGTAAACGATATGCTTTAATATGCGTAGATGAGATAATAGATAGCCATTATAAAGTATTTACAGGCACAAAGGCAAGCGTAAATGATTATTGGCAAGATGTTAAACGAGAAATAAATAAATTATGAAAGCAAAGGATAAAGCAAACGATTTAATAGAAATGTATCTAAATATTATATCAGATACAAATCCATTGGATAAGTATCTTGAATCAGCTAAGGAATGTGCCTTAATATGTGTAGATGAACTATCTAATTGTGACTGGTATATACCTTCTTTAGAAGAACATAAGAAATGGAAGAAATACTGGAAGGAAGTTAAAAAACAAATTAAAAACTTAAAATAATTTATGGAACTACATACGAAAATAATAATAGCAATCATCGTGGTTAGCTTTTTTATACCCGCTAATCCACGAATGAACGAATTAAGAGTTAGAGGCTACTATAAGTTAGCAGACTTCTTAGAGGGCTTTATAATGATTTTAGCAATCATATGCCAGTGGACTTGGTATATAGGATTTGGATTGCTTTTAGTAAATATAGTAAAAGGATGTAACCAATAACTTAATGATATGGCTATTGTAATGTTAAAAAAGGAGCATCTTTTTATTAAACAGTGTTAGTTAGGGAGTGAGCGAGTTGTACTTTTTTTCAATGATTTGGTCGTCACTGATTATAGGTATTGTTTTTGAAACACCGTTATACTCCCTTTCAGCACTGAAATACGTAACTTATGAGAATAGAATTAGATGTAAATGAAGTAAACCTTTGTGTTTTTATTGGAGAACAACGATCTCTAATAGCAAGAGCTAATAATGTGAAGGATGCTAAAATAGGTAAGCAGAACGGTATGGATGCTGATATACAAGGCTTTAAAGCTGAGTATGCTTTTGCTAAACATATTAATGTATTTCCAGACTTTGGGTTAAGTCCTAGAAGCGGTAGTGCAGATGGCGTAACACCTAAAGGTAATAGATATGATATAAAATCAACACACCATAAGAAAGGAAACCTACTTAGTACATTAAAGGTTAATCCTGATGTTGATGTTTATATTCTTGCAGTAGTTCAAGATAATATAGTCGATTTGATTGGTTGGGCGAAGAAAGCAGATTTAATTAAGCCAGAAAATATTGTTGACTTAGGTCATGGTAAAGGATATTTTTTAAGTAGAAATATGTTAAATAAACTATGACAGAACAACAAATACAATCTAAAAGAATAAAGCAGTTAGAGGATGAAGGTTACTATGTACTGAAGCTTATTAAAACCAATAAGAATGGAATTCCTGATTTAATAGCACTGCCTCCTGGATGTGATGTTTTATTCTCAGAAATAAAAAAACCTACCGGGATAGTATCAGCACTACAGAAGTACAGAATAAAAGAATTAGAGTCATACGGATTTAAAACAGAAATATATAAAGGATGAAAGAACCGCAAGAAATACTGCAAGAGTACTTAGATGGAGTAGACCAGGTGTTACTAGGAAAACCTCCAAAGAAGGAAATGGCAGAAATAGAAAGAACGAGACTAATGTTTCTTTCAAGTATAGAGATGATAAACCATGGTATAATAACTAAAAGAGATCCTAAGACAATAGGATATATAAATGCTATTGTTGACGCACAAGACGAGAAGTTAAAATTTCATATAGCTATGAACACTATGAAAACTGAAAAGCTTGCAAAACAAGGTATTGAAATAGGAAATCTTAGAAGGTCTGTTGCTAAAAAGAATATAAAGTTGGATGAATTACTAGGGTTACCAAAATTTTCGTATCTTACAAAAAACTCAAATGAATAATCCAATCTCCAATGACGATGTTATTGCTATTACACACATTAATTATGTGACCAATAACGTCCACACCATGACAAACGATTTATACGAAGACCTAATGGATCGTGACCATGAAACGGCTAAAAAGACAGCCAAAGACATAATATCTATTATGTTCGACTTAATCAAATCACTTTCCGATGAAATATAAAACAGACGAGGCACGTCCTCGGCTATCAGGAAATAAACGACTAGCTTATGAAAGGCTAAATAAAAAGGAGCGTAGGATACTTGTCATAGGGGATCTTCATGCTCCTTTTACGTTAGAGGGATATCTAGACTTCTGTAAAGAAACTTATGCGGTATATAACTGTAACCAGGTTTTGTTTATTGGAGATATTTTAGATAACCACGCTTTTTCCTATCATGAGCCTGATCCAGACGGTTTATCTGCTGGACACGAATTAACACAAGCAATTATAGATGTACGTAAATGGTACGAGGCATTCCCAGTAGCGGATGTTTGTATTGGAAACCACGATAGAATGGCTGCTAGAAAAGCTATGTCTGGAGGAATTCCAGCGTCATGGATAAGGTCTTATAATGAGGTTTTAGGTACACCTAACTGGAACTGGGTAGAAAATGTCACATATGATGATGTTCTATATGAGCATGGAGAAGGAGGTCAAGCCTCTACAAAAGCAAAGAATAATATGATGTCCAGCGTCTGTGGACATACACACACCGCTGCCTATGTTCAGTGGTTTGTAGGTAAAAAGTTTAGAGTATTTGGAATGCAAGTAGGTTGTGGCGTAGACTCAAAAACTTATGCGGCTGCTTACGCTCGTAACTTTAAAAAACAAGCTATATCCTGTGGTATTGTTACGGGAGGTCACACTGCTACAGTTAGGATGATGGACTTATGAAGAGAACAGCTAAGTCTATAATAAAAGAAATACTGAGGTTAAAAAAAATACCTCAGTACTCTTCGATTATTTTAAAAATTAAAAAACTTCAACAACTACTCTAAATAATATTCATCCATTTGTTTTCTGTAGTTTGCTTTTTCTTGTTTTACAGCCTCTTCATACTCTCTTATTTCATCCGCATACTCACGTTCGTAATCTTGTTCCTGACGTTTTTGCTCCTTATACTCCGCTGGATAATACCTTTTCATCTCTGATTCCGTCATCTGAGTAGGTTTTGGTTTAGCTTTTTCTCTTTCCTTTCTTCCTTCCTGAACAAACTCCGAGAAATTAAATACTTTTAACACTGCATCCCCAAATCCATTTACATCTCCAGTAGCTAAAGCACCCCAGTTATCTACCATTCGTTTTACTTGTGGAGTTGGCGCACCAGTTAAGGTGGTTAGCTCTAGGTAATACTTCATTTCATACTCAGCTCTTTTAACCGGATCTTTAGTGTTATCAGCTCTAGACTTTAACACATTTAAACGTGCAGCTTGTTCAAATATTGGTATACTTGGAGCAATATTTCCCCAAGGCTTTCCAGTTTTTCTGTCAATATACATATTTAATAAGTCTCCAAGAACAAACAAAGCATTAAGATTTCCTAATAAAGCTGCAACTCCTAACTGCTCTAAGTCATCTTCTCTTCTATCTCTTAATAGTCCTGGCATACCTAAACTTACATACCTAAAAAATACTGGCATAAAAGCGTGATACACTAATAAAGAACGAGAATTCTGGAATATAGTTCCCTTTCCTTGCTTCTTACCACTCTCTTCACTATATTTTCTAGTACGAACTATTCTAGAAAGATTTCGGGCTGCTATTATTTCTCTTCTTAAGTATTGTTTTGGTGTTGTTAAGAACATATTAAATGCTCTAGCAAAAGCATTACTTGTTTGCCAGTAATCTTTATCTTGTAAATCGTAAGACTGCTGAGTTCTCAATGTATCAGCTTCAAATTTAACGATTGCAATATCAATAGCTTCTTGTTCGCTTTTACCTTCTGCAATAGCCTGAGCCTTATAAAATCTATAATTAGGTAAACCACCTAACATAATAGCACCTTTATCTCCCATCATAGTGAAAGACATTAAAGCTTTTACTAAAGTATTTTGAGTCTCCTTATTAAAATGCTTATTAATTACATTATTAGAACCATCTAACTTTTTAAAAGCCTCGTCTTGATAGGTTTCTATTACTCTGGTAATAGGCGCTCCATATCTATCTTGTAAGACAATAGAGTTCTCCATTATCTCCTTCATATCATTCTTTATACCACCCCATCCAGTTTGTGCTGAGTATTTCATCCATGTTCCGTACCCAATATCATTACCATAGGTAACAAATGATGTCATCTGTTTTAGTAAAAGAGTTGGATTTAACCCTAAACGAGATAATAAAAATGTATTATTAAAAAAGTTAATTAGACCAGCTTGCTTTTGGTGTTTTGCACCTTTATTTGCAATCTTTGTAATCTGATCATTTATATATCTATTTATATCATTCCCAAATCTCTCTGAAATAACCGCTTTAACTGATTTGTCGGAAAATATTTTATGTATATTACGAATTGGAATCGCATACGCAGCAAAGTACTCCATATCACGAGTGTAGTTAAGCATAGCATCGACAGCATTATATTGCATAATCTTTGAGTTGCTGGCTAATCTAGCCTTAGTACTAGCCGCATTTGCATTTGATATCCAGGTAT